AATTTCTTTTTCAATAGTTGTAAAGATAATAATATAATTCTTTTTTCTGTAATCTGTCCAATTGATTCTATTATAAAATCATAGTCGTTTTTATTTTCTTTAAAAAAGCAAACAGACGTAGCTGAATAAATACTAGAAATTTCTTCTGTGCCTAATACAGCTTTAGCAGATAGTTTAATTTCTTGTTCTGGTTGAAGTTTTACAATTTGTATCGAATTCTTGTAAGGGGATTTTATTAAACCTTCTTTATAATAAAATTTACAATCATCTGTTGTTACAACTACAATATCCTTAGTAGTATTTTTAAAATCAACATACATAGTTAATTTAGTAATAGATGAAACATCAAAATTTTTATCTACATTCAGATCAATATCATCATTTGCTAAACCCATTGTTTCTGAAAATTCTTCTTCATCCTTTTTTTCTTCCTCAATAAATTCTTCTATATTGTTATCTATTCCCCAAACAGGTATACATTGAATATGATTTTTAAGATAGTTGTTATTAAATATACTTGTATTTGCAGTTATATCAAACTCATTAAATGCAAAAATAGGAATATCACTTTGTACAATTCTTTTAATAGAATTAGTAATAATATGGTTAACACCATCTCCTTTTAGTTTTAAATCAACCCTTGAAAATCCCAGTTCATCTTCTTTTTCATTAATAGAAATGTTAATTGGTTTTAATTTATTCATATTATAAGTAAAGATATACTGCTTTTTTAAATTTATTTTCATCTTTTTTGACATTTAAACATATCTATAGAATTGATATAAAAATACAAGTAAAAATATTGAATTGAATTTAATTTATTATTTCTACTTGTATTTTATATTAATTATATGTCCGAACTAATCAATGAAAAAAACTTTGGTAAAACATTTACTAACTTGAAGATGGACACATCTTTAGATTATATTTATAATAGACCATGTATTATAAATATTAATAAGTTTAAAAATTTAAAATATGGAATAGATTCAATTAATAATTATACAAACAAAGGTTTATATTATTTGAATCCATTAATTTTTGCTATTATAAATAAGAAAGTTGACGATGTAGTAGCACTTTTAGAAAACGGTTCTGCACCAAGAGGATATAATCGATTTCCGGGATACCCTCTCTATAAAACAATTGATATTCTACATCAAAATATTTCCTATCCAGTTATTTATAAAAATAATGATATTATTAAAATCATAAAAATCATAGAAATATTAGTTAAATATGGTGCTAGATTTAATGATTACGTAGTTCATATTTTTTGGTCAAAATTTAATACTGTTATTGAAAATATAGACGCAGAAAGTAAACAACTATTATTAAACTTGTATTATAAGAGTCAATTTTCATACAAACAATATAAATTATATTTGGATATCCTATGCGAAGACTCATTTACTGATAAAGATCAAATGTTAACATCTTTTTCAAAATATTATCCTTCAGATAAAGAATATGTGTTTGGTTTAAACTTATCTTTTCTAAATTAAATATTAATATGAAAGTATTATTTTTTAGTAATAAATGTAAATTCTCATCCGAGTTAATAACGCAACTAAAAGACAGTGAATTCTCAAAAGACTTTAAATTTATTAATGTGGATAATAGTAAAGTACCTGATAAGATTAAGGTTGTTCCAACAATAATTGATTCAGAATATAAAGATTTATTAGAAGGGAAGAAAGCATTTGAATATCTTTATAATAAAAAGTATTTTAATATACCTACAAATAATTTATTATTGTGGAAAGATAAAATTATTCCAAAACCAGAAATAGCGGAAGATAAATTAGCAAAAAAAGAGAACGATGACCTACTTAACTCACAAGGATTTCAAGAAAATAAAATAGGAGACACATCCGAACTACCAGTTCCACCAGAACCAAAGAAACAACAAATAAAACTTACCAAAAGTAGTTTATTTTTACTTCGAGGTAGAAGTAATTAATTATTCGGTTACAACAAGTTGTATATAACTATCAACACAAAAAAGATTATATTTATCAATTATTTTATAAATATATTCTAGTTATCACTTTCATCACTTTCATCGCATGCATTTATACAAATTTCTTGACCTGAACCTTTCATTATACAAATATTTGTTGTTTTGCCACATAGTTCACAACACCCTTTTTCACCATTCTCTTCTAAATAATAAATATCATTAAGACCCTCATCAACAAAATATCCGTCACATATTTTACATTTTTCTGACAACATATTATGTATAGGTTTTTCTGTACAATCTTGATTATGACATAATTTTATATCTTCTTTTTCAAGATAACAATTAGAGTCATCACTCTTCATATCAATATACTCATTGTCACTTTCCGTTTCAGATTCATCTATTATAATACACGAACATCCATATTTCCACCCTTCTTGTTGAAGACCATTTTTTCTAGATGGATAACAAGTAGAACATATAATACGTATATCATCTTCCCTATTGATAAAGAGAAACTCTTCATCATCGTCTAATTTACTTGTATTTTTTTTACACACATGACATTTACTAAATGGGTTTATAGTCTGCATAACTAATTTATTATTATTTATCTTAACAATCATAGTATCCGATTCCTCAATCGTATGGTCTGATAGATCATCATTGTTATAAAATTCCGACATTATTTAAATAAGATATTAACCTTTATATATCATATATTGGAATTTAAAAATGTTTATTAATAAAAGAAATAGGTAAATATTTTATTAATAAAAAAAGATGTAAATATGTCTTCAATATGTACCACCTACCTAATCAAGGATAGACTTGCAATACTCATCAAAACTGTTATTATAAAATGTAATGTTATTATTCTCTAAAATCCATAATTCAGACTCTAGATTAGTAATCAATTCCGGTTCATGGGTAATTACCATTAATCCACCTTCATATTCTTTTAATCCGTCAATTAGAGCTTCAACTGTTTCAATATCTAAATGATTAGTAGGTTCGTCTAGTAGAATAAAGTGTGGCTTTTGAAAGAGTAGACTAATAAAAGCTACTCGTGCTTTTTGTCCTCCTGACAAACTACCAATAGTAGAATTATGAGCTTCAGATTCTAACTTTAAAGTTCCTAAATACTTACGAACTGTTTGCATCTTGTTACCTGTAACTAGGTCTTCAGGAACAGCTTCTTCTAGATATTGTATAGGTGTTTTGTCCTTTGGTAGAAACTGTTCGAAATGTTGATGATAATAACCAATTCTTAATCCACCTTGTTTGGTAATTATTCCTTCACTTGGTTCTAATTCTCCCATAATTAGCTTCAATAATGTTGACTTGCCAATACCATTTCTACCAATAAGAGTAATTCTTGAATCCATATCTGCACCAAAGCTGACGTTATTAAAAATTGGATTACCATCATATGAGAATGACATTTCTTCCACTGAAATTATATTTCCAGAATAACGTCCCATTTCTGAAAAAGTCATATTAACAGTATAAGGCCTCTCTGGTTCAACCAATCCAGATTTCTTAACAATTTCATCAAATTCTTTCTTGGATTTCCCCTTCTTCTTTTTCATTAATTTATTCCATTCTTTGTCATCATGTGCTTGATTTTTCATAGAATTATATTTATAAGAATTATAATTACCCTTATATGTGACTAGTTTTCCTTTTTCAATATTAAGAGTATGTGTTGATACTTGATTTAAAAAACCAACATTATGAGAAACTACCAGGGCCATTTTTTTCTTAGACGGAAAAACTGTTTCTAAATAATTACCCAGCCAAACAACTGCTTCAAGATCTAGATGATTCGTAGGTTCATCAAGTAAAAGTAGGTCTGGTTCAATGTATAAAGCTTTCGCCAAAGAAATACGCATCTTCCACCCTCCACTAAATAGACTAGCAGATTGACCCATCGTTTTTTCTGTGAAACCAAGACCTTTTAAAATCTTTCGAATCGTTGCCTCTTCTACTTCTGGTACCACAGCGCGTAATTCAGATTCTAGTTTCTCATATTCTTCCATAATATCATCGCTATTTTCCATTTCATCAAATTCTTCGGTTGACATTAATTCTTCTAATTCTTGAACACGAAGATGATGTTTATAGAATGAACCATTACTTGCCATTAAAATGTCTACTGGATTAGTTTCAGTGTCTTCAATTTCTTGTTCAACATGAAGAATTAACATTTTTTCATTTATTGGAATTTCACGATTAGATATCATTCGTAGTAACGTTGTTTTACCACATCCGTTTTTACCAATCAACCCATAAATGTTTCCAGGAGATAGGACTAGTTCCGAGTCCTCGAATAATTTTTTAGGACCGATTGCCACACTAAAATTATTTACTTGAACCATATTGGAGGTACTGTTAGATTTACCGATTATTAGATTAAAATTATCCATTGTATATATTTATATATTTTAATTACTTAAATATATTCAATTTTTATTATATGCAAATAGAGAAACTATACATACTTTACCAGTTTTCCAATTGCATTATAATCATCTTTTTCATAAATAAAAAACTGATTAGTAATATTATAAACATGATTTGGATTTTTTAACATGTATTTAGATTGACTAACTTTTTTTAATAAAATATTTTGATTTTTGATACTAATATTTATTTCAGTTTCTTCTAAGATACGACTCTCATTAAAATACATCCAAAGTATTTTAAAATATTTTACTTCTAAATAATTAATATTACTTAAAAACCCAAATCTTGGTTTGTTACTCATGTTATTAATATGATTTAAGGTTATAGTAATAGTTGCTGGTCCCTGTATTATTTTAACTGGTGAATTATTTTGATATATAGAATTAATTTTAACTGTAACTTTGTCATAATCATACCATAATAATTCTTGTCCAATTTCTATTTTTCCAGATGATAAAAATCCAGATAAAATCCATCCCATATCTATATGAGGATAACATTGTAATAAATAAAAATTAATTAGAGAACTATTAAATGATAAACTTTCCTTTTTCTTATATTGATTAATAGTCTCATTAATTAAATCTAATATATAATTCTGAGGTTTGGGATTTATTAAATTAATATCAGAATTTATATCAAATAAATTAAATTCAATAAATGGAATATTCATAAAATTTGCATAATAAATAAACATATCACGTTTTGACCACTTTTCTTTGTTTTTATTCATAAAAATTATTAAATCATAGTTAAAACTTAAAATTATTTTATTTCTTATCTTATTTGTTTTCGTAAATAAAATATCATCGCCCGGAGTGTCAATAAACACATATTTATTTCCTTCATAATCTTTATATTGATAATTGAATGACGATGTCTTTCCCGTTTCTAGTTCATGTTTATGATTTAAAATAAATAATCTTGACTTGCAATTATCACGATCTAATTTATTTTTAATTAAATAAGCTAAAAATGTAGTTTTCCCGGTTTCAGTATCACCTAGTAATAATACTCTTTTTTCTGGTAATATTTTACTTTTCCATTTATCTTTAATTGTAATTCTAATATAATTTTCATTAAAATAAGTAGATTCAATAGATGCATCTAGAGATAGAGTCATTTTTTTAAATACTAATATCGACAATCTTCTTTGTTCCTTGTTTAGTTTAAATATACTTCCGTCATCCTCTACACCAATATAATAAATTGCCATACCGTCACCTTCCCCTAAACGATATTTCATTTGTGTTACTAATTGTTGAAATCTAATATTGTAATTAATATCAAGAGACTTTAATTCTTCTGAACACAGATGTCTTTTATATTCCGTATTACCTTCATCATTTTCTGGAGGGAACATTAATAATATAAATTATACTTTTTCTCTAAGCGAATACCTAAATAGGTTTTTTTAAAAGAGACCTTTGTTCTAATAGAATTTCGGCTGAAGGTATCATAGGTGTTGTTTTATTTGTAATAATATTATTTTTTTGAACTTTCCTAACAACGATTGTAGGATTTACTTTTATAGAATTAAAAAAGTTTTGTCCAATACTATCTCTTAACGAAGTATATTTAATCTGACAAATATCATAATTTATACCAACTTTTTTATCTTTTAACCATAGATGAGAAATATGAACTACAAATTCAACTTCAGACCCCATTTCAAAATCTTTTATTTCTTTTATATTATTATTTTCAGTAATAATTTTAACTTCATTTTTACCAAAATAGTTCAACTTTATATTTTTTATAGTTTTAATCTTCTTTATATTCGTAACCCACTCTAAATTAGGTTTATTTAATAGTTCTTGTAATATATTTTCTAAAAATGATATCATATCACAAAATTTTTTTGTTTTACTATAATTTGGATTTATTGGAAAGTTTATTTGATTATATGTTTGAGAAGAGTAATTATGTAACAATCTAATAGGAGGTATTTTTATGATGACATTATTTAAATTTCCATCTTCTAACTTAGAATTATGAGAATATATATAATATTTAGAGTTATTATCATAAGAAATTTTCTTTGACAAGATTATATTATTCATTTCTTCTTTATAATTATTTATATCAATAATGTTATTCATATAATTATAAATACTATATTTCTTTAACCAAAATACCTAAAAAAAATGAATTTATTAATTTTAAATACTAAATTATTATATATATAAATGCCAAGACTAGTATGTTTTATATATACACAAACTAATGGACTACATAATTCTAATGAAGTAGTAACCAAGAAAAATATGTTTGAATTTGCAAGACCAGTTTCTCTTCATTATATTATTGGTTATAAACAAGGTTCCGAATTTACTGAAACAAAAAATGAAAAATTTGTATTTAAACCAGAATGTTTAACCATATCAGAGGAATCTTATAAAATCCATAAAATAAGTTTAGATAAAGCTAACAAAAAAGGTATTGAACCTGGTGAAATTATGAATACTCTAAAGAAAGATCTTAAAAATGTATCCGTTATTGTCTCTCATAATTTACCATTTCATATTAAAGCATTACAAATTGAATGTTTTAGAAACTGTGTAAATATCGATTTCAGTAACCATATCTTGATTGATACAATCGAGTTTAATCATAATCTAGAGTATCCAAAATTAAAAGATTTGGCTAAACATATCTTGGAAAAAGATTATTCAGATAAAAAACAAAGTTATAATCTAACATTAATTAAAAAATGTTTTCTAAAACTTTATGATAATTATGAAAAGTCTATACTGACCAAGTCTTAGACCCATAACTAATTTTTCTATCACTTATTTTAAAAGGCTTCTGATATGGAGTTTGACAAGTTCTATCTGACCATTCCATACCATATTTTAAACACTTATTTCTTGTTAAGAAATCCCTGCATTCAAAATTATAAATTCTACAAGAACCAATTGGGTTATCATCTGTAATTAATGGAGTTTTACAATTCTTATTATCCCATCCATCTATTCCGTCGATAAAAAGATGTTGCATATTATTATTAGTAGCATCAGTTATTTTACAATTATTTCTTTTCTCAAAAATATATTCGAATTTATCTTTATCTTTATTAAATACCTTAGATACCAAACAACAATTCTTTTCTGTAAAATAATCTTTTTTATCACTTATTGTATTTCCAATAGAATCATTAATGGATACATGTCCATCATTAGCCAATGGGAAAAATGACTCTTTTTTGGCATTAAAAAAAGAATATATTGATTCAACTAGAGTTGAACTATATATAAGATATATAATTAATATAATTTTCAAAAGTAATATTAATGATTTCATTATATATTATATTATATTATAATATAATATGAAACAACTTTTCAATTTCTTAATCAAATTTATAGTTATGACTTTAGTTGGTATTTTATTTAATCCAATGAATATCTTAGCATATAGATTTGCAGATCTATATCTTTCTAAAACATTAGTTTATGGTGGATTTCTAATGGCATCCAATATGATATGGTCACATCAAATAATACACTATCTTACTATGGGTCACTTTAATCAAAATATATTTTATTTTGGAATTATATTGTCCTTTATCATTGCTAAATTCTTATTAAGAAACCAATTTTATATTGACGATAATAATTGGTTAAAAAGGATGATATCGCATCACTCGACAGCTCTTACAACTTCCAAGAAAATAATAAAACAAACTAAAAATAAAAAGATTTCTAAACTAGCAACAGAAATTGTTGAAACTCAGAAGAAGGAACTTAAACTAATGAAATCATTAATTGTTTAAATTTTTGGTGGTTTTACACCTTTTCACATTTCAAAGGTGTAAAATATTTGATTGAAAATTTAAATTTTCATTTGGATAACCAATAGGATTACATAAAAATGGTATTCCATATATTGTAACATTAGATGGTGTATGAGTGTGTCCGTATATCCAACATTTTATTTTATCCTTTTTGGTTTCAATCAATTCATCCATATCACAACAAAACCATTGATTATATGGTAACAACATTTCGTGTTTATATTTTACATCAGTTAATGAATTGGAAGGCACATGATGTGTTATAACAACACAATTATTATTATTTTGTAAAGCATCTTCTAAAAAATCAACACTTAACATATTTAATCTATTGTATTCAATATAATCGAAATGAGGAATTTTATATACATCATTTATTTTATATTCAGGATTTGTAATTTTAGACCATAATGTAGTACCAATAAAACAATAACCATCAAAGAATTCATAACTGTTATTCAAAAAACTAATATTATTAAATTTATTAAAATATTCTTTTAGAAAATCATTTGTTTCTTCTATCGTTTTTGTTTCATTATAATATTCATGATTTCCTGTAATAACAAATGTTTTTTGAAATTTTTGCTTATAAATTCCATATATCCCCTGCTAATATACATATTTCGTCAATACCAGATGGAATTTTTTTAATAAATTGTTCTATTTTATTCGGTTCAATAAATTCTAAATGTAAATCTGATAAATACCGGATATTGTGGTTCATTATAGTATTCTTACTTACTTTAATAGAAGATAACATCAAATTTTAGAGAATCGACAAATTTATAAAGATATAAAAAACAGGTTTGTTTAAAAAGATAGTGACTTAATATATTATTAATGAAAGTCCCATTAGAAATAACACAATTAGGTGAAATAATAAAGGACTGTTTACCAGATAAAACACTTCGAGTTATTGGTGAAGTTTCACAACCTAAGATATTCAGAGGGAATGTTTACCTAAATCTCAAGGATACCTATTATAACATCAAGTGTATTATTTGGAAATCTAAATATGAACAATTTAAAAATGAAATTAAAGATGGTGATAAAATAGTGGTTAAAGGTAAATTAGATTTTTATGGCGCTAATGGTAGTGTTTCTTTTATAATTGATAAATTAATCAAACATGACGGCGAAGGGGAGTTATTTCAACTGTATCAAAAATATAAAAACGATTTTGAAAATAAAGGTTATTTCTTACCCAATGAAAAATTAAATATTCCAAAAAAAATAGAAAAAATATTATTACTTACAAGCGAAAAAGGGGCAGCTATACAAGATTTTATTTATGCATTAGAAAATAATCAAAGTAAATTAGATTATGATATTATTGATGTACCGGTACAAGGTAACGATTGTCCAAAAATGATTATTTCTGAATTAGAAAAAATAGAAAAAGAATATGATGCAATTATTATTACTCGAGGAGGTGGTTCTTTTGAAGATCTCTTTGGTTTTTCTAAACCAGAATTAATTGAGTCTGTGCATAATCTTAAACTACCAGTAATAAGTGCTATTGGCCATCAAGTTGATACATGTCTTTTAGATCTAGTTGCGGATTGTTGTTGTCCTACTCCATCTTTGGCTGCGCAATATATTATTGATGTTAATAAAAAATTTATTTATGATATGGAAGTAATAAGAGAAGAAATAAAAGAAAACTTGTTAGATTGCTACCATAAACAAAGTAGAGATATAAATAAGTGTCATGATAGAATTAATAGAATTATTATATCATTTGATAGAATACAACAATCCTATCAAAGTGAATTAATGAATCAACTTCATAGTTATGCTTTTAAACTTAAGGAGTTGGATATAAAATTAACATCATTGGTTAATATTAAAGAAGAAAATTTAATTATTAAAGATATAAATGAAACTAATATTGTTAACTTTGACGATTTTAACAACCTATTAAATAAAAATGAAGATTTCGTAATTGATTGGAATGGTAAAAAAATAGTTATATCTAATTATCAATTTAGTTGTGTTTAATAGAAAATTAAAAAATTAAAAAATTGAAAATTACAATTTTAATAGATGTTATAATTATAATTTATATGGAATTTATAAGAACTTTTAAACTTAGAGATAATAACGTTAAATTTACATCAAGTAATATTTCAATTATATGTGTAGGTAGTGCTGAAAATAGAGAAAGAATTACCTATACAGATGAAGAATTAGATGGTGTACCAGATTTAATAAAATCAGATGGTACAATTTATGAAAAAATGAAGGAACCATCTGATTTTGAGAATATTAAAAAAAGTATTTTTGATGTGATCGAAAAACTATCACATCAAGAATCTAATGATTTTTCTTACTTAACTATTGATCCTGCCTATACAAATAACAGTAAAGAGTTAGACGAGTTAAATTATAGAGGACATGTATCATCTTTATTTCACAATTTGACAATAGAGAAATCAGAAGATTGTAATTTTATTTGTGTTATAGGTTGTTATCTCGATTTTTTTGATAATACTAATATATCAAAAATAATGGAAATACTAAATAAAAATAATGGTTATTTATTAATTTGTGATACAGTTCCATACAAGACAAGTCCATTATTCAATACAACTTTTCAACAAATTAATTAACAATACAAAGTATTTAAAAAATCATCTTGTATAAAAGTATATGGAACAAATAAATAAATTTAATTTAAAAATTGACGAAATTGAAAAATTGAATGATTTAGATAGGAAAAGTCAATCAGTAAAAGAAGTAAAAGATGAACTTAAAAATGAACAAGAAAGAGTTGAAAATATGATTGATGAAATTTCAAATATTAAACCAAAAAAACAAAAAATATTCAAAGGTGTTACATTAGAAAAATTATCACAAATGTTTCAGGATGAAGAAAAATTAGAAGAAAAACTCAAAATATATCAACAAATATCTTATCTAATTGAATTAACAAAGAATCAATTATTTGAAGAATCATAAAATAATCAATTGTATATTGTAGTTTTTTCTAAATTTTTATATCCACATTTACCCGCAATCTCGTCCATAATCTGAACATAATCGTCTTCAGATAATGGATATTCTTTAAATTCACCTGGTTCTATTTCTTTTATAGCATGTAAATCTTTCATCCAATCATACTGATAATGTTGTCTAGGATTTGTTTGAAAAGTTAAATTGTATTTTTCTTTTTCTCCATTGTTTATACCTGTTAGATGAGATATATTAGTAACGTCATTTAAATTCATTCTATAGTACCTATCGTATGGGTCATCTTTAAATTCATCAGTTATCTTTTCTAATATAATATCTTCGATCATTAAATAATATCTACCTTTCGAATCAATAGCATATGGATATGGGACATCGTTATTACCAACTTCTGATACATATTTAACAATTTGATTTTCTGTAGTAAATTTAAAGATACTATGTCCTATGAAATAATAGTTATCGTCTTTCAATCTAACTAATATTGAATTTCCTAAGAACTTATCACCATAACCATTACTAAATTCAGTGGTTGGAGTTTTTGGACTTTCTCCAACAAAAATATGTTTCGTATTTTCAAAACTTAATAATAGTTTTTGATTTTCAGAATAATTATCAAATACCTGAATATTATTAAGATTAATAATAACTTTATAAGGTCTACCTCCATTATGATGAGTATAATAAACACCCGGTAGTATATTATTATCACCACCAATGTTAGCAGTTCCTTTAATTTGTGTAACTTGTACTGACATTATATAACTTATTTATTACTTATTTATAAATATATTCAACTTTTTAAATTGTAATAAATAAGTTATAGAATGTTAGATATGCAATCCCTATCTCAAAAATAATATCATACCCTAATATTAAAAAGGTATCAAGATATGTTATTTCTTTATTTGTAGGTTCATTTAATAATTTAATTTCTACATTTCGAAATCCTTTATACCATGCAAAAAATGTCCAAAATGAACAAAAGTAAATCATTACTAGAAGCATTCTTACTTGTCTATAAAAATCTACTGGATTTAAATATAATATAAAAGTGTTATAAATCGTAACTAAACTCATTAAACTAATTGAAGAGATTGTATTAATTTGTCTTTTTGAAGATTTTTGATAATTATTCTTGGTAATAATATTAATAACACTAAATAAAATAAACATATGGAATAATAATATATAATAAAAACTGTGTTCATTATTATATAATCTATCACCGAAATATAAACCAATTGTTGTTATTAAACCACCTTCTTGAAATCCTTGTAAGAATAATGCAATATATTTAGGAATTTCTATCTTAAAATTAGAAAAAGTAAGATACATTGGTTTAATTATTCTGGTATTTGTTACATATAATAAAAATTCAATAAATGTCCACACTAAGGTAGAACCTATCATTATACTAAAACAAGATGTTGAATTGTTTGTAAAATAATCATCAGTTGCTAATGAAATAGCAACTAATGAATATAATATTTTACTGTTAGCACATGTAGCGAAATCACCGTTTCGAACAATATAATATTTATTATTTAACATATTATACATATATTATGATAATATATTTTTAAGTTATAATTACTATCCCATTAAAAAGTATAAATTAATTAAACTAATATTCATTTATAATATTATAAATGAACATCGATTTAGAAGAACAAGAACCATTAAACACAACTGAATTTTCAGTAACCACAACTGAAGATAACTATAATTTTTTTTCTTGGCAATGTTTAAAAAGTATTTTACTATATCATTTAATACTTGCATTATCTATGTTCTTATTAATTATTCTAGCAGTTTATACTGATAGATTTATATTTAGAGTTCTATCTGCAATTATTCCAGGAGCTATTATAATTGAATTTTGCAGACATTATTACAATAAATATATTACCAGATGTCAAATGACAGTAACCATTATTGAAACAATGTTTTTAATACCAATAGTTGGATTATTTACTACATTTTTGGAAAATAAATTATTAATAGGTAATAACTTAATTTACGATATATCGGTAACTTCGTTTATCCTAGCAGGGTTAATTGAGGAGACCATTAAATTTATACCTCTAATTAGAATAATTAATAGTAAATTTATTACTAATCCTCGGTCCATATGGGTATATGGATTATGTGCTGGAGCAGGATTTGCATGTCTAGAAAATATTTCATATGTTCTAATGGGAGGAGTACGTACTTCTATTATTAGAAGTGTGTTATCAGTACCATTACATTGTTGTACCGGATTAATTATGGGTATGAATATGTCAATTTATAAATTTCGTGATCAAATAGAAGCTGATGGAATATATCAAATCAAGTATTATAAAGCGGTATTTCTTCCTATTATTATTCATGGATTATTTGATTTTTTACTAATGATAGGAGAAACAATTAATATTAGTGGTTTATTTTTTTTAGCAATTATTGAGCTATTTGTTACGTATATATATTTAAGATATTTTATATTAAAATTAGAAAAAGAATTTATGAACACGGAAGATATTCATGATATGATTGAAGACAAGAGATTGGAACCACCTTGTGTTTGGTTTATACATTAATATTATAGTAGGTAGAAATTTAACAATAGTCTAATTTAAAGATTAATTCATTTATTATTAATATGAATTCTGAATTAAATAATATCTTAAAAATAGTGGATAATACTGATTTTTTTAAGGAATATATAGAATTTCCGTTATCTAAAAATATTGATATGACTCAAGAAGAAATGAAAAATATCATTATCACTTTAAATAATAAACCAAATACAAAAGCCTTGTATAATTCTGTTACTAAAAGCTGTGATATTATTGGTATAGTTGATATTAAGGGTATTAGATATTTTGACTTTGATGATAATTATTATACCTTATTAAATAAAGGTATTGATTCTCAAACAGATAAAGTATAATATTATTTTTTATAAGAATTTGAAAATTTCTATAAAAAATTGATAAAATATTAATATATGATAATATATCATTATAATATGAGTTTTCAAACAAGACTAGAAGAAGTATATAATGAACTACAATCTGAAAATGATGCAGTTAAACTAGTACTACCGACACCAAATATTGAAGTCACTACAACTAATACTTATTGGCATAATATCAAAGACTTTCTTAAAAAGGTTAATAGACCACCAAAACATTTTATCGAGTTCTTATCTCATCAATTAGGTACTGAAGTGACACAACGAAGTTCTTCCTTATCACAAGGTCTTATTCTACTTGGCAAGCAAAAGAAACAAAAGATTTTACCTTTAATTGAAAAATATATGAAGGATTATGTTATTTGTAAATATTGTAATAGTTATAAATCAAAATTAAAGAGAGATGATACAATTAGAAAATACATTTTCAACTGTAAAGATTGTAATTCAAATTATTCAGTTTAATTTATGTACATTGCCTCCTAAATGATATTTAGGATATTCATTGTCATCTATATAAACAACCATACTACCACATTTTTGAAAATTGGCATTACACTTATTTGAAACGTTTGTTGTTTTATTATATAGATGATAGAAACTAGCAATGCATCCACTTCCACATGAACCGGTTTCTCTATAAACACCACGTTCATACGTTCTAATTTGAAAATTTTCTTTATCTGTAACATTAATAAAATTTATATTAAAGTTACTACTGAAAGAGTTATGTATTGTTTTCGATAAATATTCTATAATACAATCATCTAATTCAAATATATCACAATTACATTCAATTACAATATGAGGTACACCTACCGCAACCATTGAAATTTCAGAAATGTCAAGGAATTCAAACTGATTAGTAACCTCACGAATTTTTTCTATTTGTGTATGACTAGTAATTGGAATAGGGTTTGGTGAATCAAAATAAATAGATTTCATTTCTGTTTTATAAGTTGAAACTAATTCTTTTGGATTAACTATATCCCCAGTTAGTTCTTTATAGTTCTCACCAAGATATTTTCCGATACATCTAACCCCATTACCACAAAATGGTACCTTTGAACCGTCTCTATTATAATATGTCCATTTTGTTTTCATAGAATTTGTTTCAGATTCATTTAATCTTTCTAAGAATATAATCCCATCTAATTTCTCGTCTTTTTCAGATTCAGTTTTAACAAATTGAGACCACTTTTTCTCTTTAATGAATTCGGCTACAATTAAGATATTACCAGAAGCTGAGTATTTTCTAATTCTTGGATTATTATATTGGGTCAAGTCCATTTTGTCATATAATCCAGGTTTTTGTTCCGAAATCCAATCGATATATTTAAGACAACCATTTGCAAAGATATTTCTATTCTTAGCAGTATGTTTAATAACTATTTCTTCATTTGAATTAGATAATACCAAAGTATGTTCACCAAAAACTTCTTCTTCTCTGATTGACTCGACTTGACAGTCTCTATTTAATTTACTAACCCATGATTTTGCAGTTCCACTTGGTGCATCTTTTTTATTAATATGATGTGTTTCAATCATACGACATGTCCAATCATCTGGAAGTTTATTAATAATATTACTAAAGTCTATTATAGTTGGTACACCGTCAGAAAAGTTAGTAATATGTGCAACTGGTGCGGTAATAGAATATTGTTCAATCAATTGCATATCAAGTTCACCGGTAGTTCCAATTATTAATGGTACTCGTAAGTTAGCATCCATTAAACGTTGAATTAATAGGTTAGTAGCTTCTGGTGTTGAAACATCAATAATAACATGTTTGTCATTAGATAATAGTGATACATTCAAGTCTCTATTAATTGGTCCAAGATAAACAATGTCATCAATATTATTTAATTCTTCAACAATCATATTACCAAGTTTTCCGGTAGCACCAAGAACTGACACTTTAGTTTTATTAAAATTATCAATTGTTGTATTTATTCTATTAACACCAATTTCTAGATCAGTTTCATCATAATACGATATACTTAATCTAATATAATCAGTAAAAGTATTTTTATTAGAGGTAAACTTCCATCCTGGATGAAATTTAACTTTGTTTTTGATGGCATCTTCTAATAGTTCATTCGCTAGAATATCTTTTACTTTAATCCAAACAAAGTAACCACCTTTTGGATCAGTGAATTCAATCAGTCCTTTATCTCGTAGAGGAGATAGTCCTCGACAAATTGTTTTACATCTAGAACCAAGAAAATTTTGACATTCAATTATATATTTATCTAATTCGCCATTGTCTATTATTTGTTCTGTTAAATAAGAACTTAATACACCAGTTCCGCCTGTTGAATCATAAAGCCCACAATTGGAAATTGTGTCAATAACATTATCAGATTGATACTGAAATCCAAATTTACCATTTTCATAAATCCACCCTAGTCGTAATGATGGTGCTAGAATTTTAGAAAAGGAACCCATTGAAATTATATTAGGATGATAATCGGCTAATGGTAGCAATTTCTCATCTTGATCTTCCCACGAAAGAAAATGATAAACTTCATCGGCAATAATATGAAAATTATTATAAATATCACATAAAGCAGCTAATTTTTGTCTTTTTTGATGAGACATAGTAATCCCAGTTGGATTATGATTAATTGGAATAGTATAGAGAAATACTTTTTCTTGATTATGACAATGTAATTGTAATTGTTCCTCTACTATTTCCAAATTAATACCATCTTCGTCCATTGAAATTGGAATAACATGTAATCCAAATTCTTTAAAGATGTTAATCATAATAAAGTATGTTGGGTCTTCAACTAGAATTGTATCTTCTTGATACATATATGCTGTCATAATTAAATGTAAAGCATGTGTTACTCCATTAGTAATAAATAATTCATTTTCATTAACAACATATTCAAAGTCTTGTTGATAACTTTCTTCATCAGGAATATCTTGATAACATTTCTTAGTTAACCATTCGGCCATTTTCTTTCTAAATCGTTTATATCCTGGAATATCGCCATATTGTAGTACTTCAGGATTACTTTCCTCGTCGATGAATTTTTTCATAGCATTTTTTATCAAATCTAGGGGTAACTTTCTGTTATCTGGTTGTCCCACTCCTAAATTAATCATTATATCACTTGATGGTACGTCGTATTGACCGTATGTTGGCATTAGAATAAGTGGTATTTACAGTTTAAATAAATTTGTCAATTTTTATTCTAAGAAAATCTTTTTATTTAAGTATTTTAATAAGGTTAAAGGTATTTTAATTTATATATTAATGAATAATGATATTACATGTTTTATTTGCTTTGAAGAGAATATAGATACAATATTAAGATGTTGTAATAAAAGAATACATGGTAGCTGTGTTAAACAATGGTGGAATATTAATAATATACGTTTAGAAGAATCTGTTTGCCCTCATTGTCAACAACCTGCTATATTAGAACATTTTAATAGTAGACAAGTACCAATTAATAATTCGGAATATATAGCATATCCGCCGAATATAATATCTGATGCACGAATAATTATACCTAACAATAACTTTAATTTAACAAATGAAGAAATACAATTAATAAATTTAAATAGTAATAATATTATACCTCGTAATATGTTTTATCACGAAATAAATTCGGATGAAGATAATAATATAATCTTCAATATTTGCACATGTTTGTGTATAATAATATTAATAATATTAATAATTTTAATTTTAATCCTCTTTGGGATAATTATAATAAAATAATTTTATAGACTATTTTCCATCGAGGTAACATGTCCGTCTGGTCCTCTTTCTACTAATAATTTATCTATTACTATCATTCCGTTATCCCATCCATCCATTTTCTTCAAATCATTAATAACTTTATCAGATCCATAATAGTCATGTTGAACGACACTATTATCCTTAAAATCATGACCCAAAGTAATTACCTTAATATCGTTAATAACCATAACATGACCAGACTCTAGTACAATATTATAGATATAGTCAATCTCTACATTGATAGATGATAGTATGTTAATTGGAAAAACCCATTCATGCTTATGCTTTCTTGTTTCATGATGAATTGGATGCCATGGTGTAATTAACATCCCGTTGATGTTAACCATTTCCAGATTATCATTAACTGAAGTTTTAACAACACACTTGATAGTATGACCTCCAATAACAATATCATCTTTTCGTAAATCTTTAACTTGTTTCAAAGTATTGTCACTCATTAGTACCATACTATTGCCATCAAAACACCCTCCTCCAGAATTCATATAACTACTCATATTTGTAGGAGCTACATTTCTGGGAACACTTCCAGCGTTACCAGAATATACAGTTTGTCTAACAGCTCTAACTGATGGTTCAGGAGGTGGTGTATTACAAAAGACTTCTTCAATCTTGTCTCTCAAATCAGAGAATACTTTTCCGCCATATAGTTGTACTCCTGGATCTTTAAAATTATTACAAATTTGTAACTCGTGAGCTCGTTGAATTGACAAGAGATAATGTTTACCCCATTTCACAAACCAATCGTGTCGTGAAACAGATTTCAGAATCTGTCCTTCGCCATCCGTATCACTAACAACATCATTTAGAAGTTTCCCTATTTTATCAGAACCACCCAAAGTTCTACTTAACTCTTCATATTTATTATTAACAAGTGTTATAGATCTTGCAATAGAATCATGAGTTGGTACATTATTAATACCAAGTAGATTTCCAATCAAGTCAATTACTTCTTGTCTACAATAGTGATAAGCAAATTCTTCTGTTACAATACCAAATTCAGAAATATTTGAGAATTGAATAACATGAGAACCAAGTTTAACACGAATGTTATCATCTGGAACTTTAATAATAAAATCTTTATCTTGACCATATTGAATTGAACTAATCGGAATATTTTTTATAACTTGTTCTGACCCAGGTACACCGGTAATAATTTCAATGGTAATATTATTGGTATAAGTTAACAATGTATTAGCAACAAAGTTAACAAATATTGTACCAACCATAGTTGCATCTGGAATAAACGAGTAAGTCCCCAAGCCATTATTAGCTATATTTCTAAGAAGAGAACTATCAAGGTCATATCCAAATCCAAAGGTGTTAATGCTTGCTTTAAGATGGTCTCTTTCTAATAATCTTTCTAATGAATTAATAATTCCTCTTGGCGGATTAATATTTGGAACACCGTCTGTAAATAATAAAATAGAGATATTTTTATTCTCAAATTCAGGATTATTAGCTACTTCAATTCCAAGACGTAGAGCATCCCAAATATTTGTAGTATTAGTAGGGTTCAAAGCATCTATTTTATCACAAACAATACTTTTATTTGTAGAACACATTTTAATTGGTTCTTGCAAGATTTTTGCAACATCAGAGAATGTAATTGCTGCAAAATAACCATCTACACAATTAATAACAGTTTTTATAGAATGCTTGATTAAATCTAAACGACTAAATCCATGTGATTCACCTTTAGATTCTTCGATAGAAGCATCGCAACCAGTAGAACCTGATATATCTATGAGACAAATAAACACTGTTTCTACCGAGGATCCTTCTTCTGGAGATTCAACTTTGACATGTAGATACCCATTATCATTAAAATTATGTTTGGTAACTTTTAAATTTGTAGTACCAATACTGGAACTAGCTAATAGATTACTAGTGTCAATGGTCACACTAGAACCTTTAGTGGCAGATTCAATCATACTTTTAACAGTATAATTAATCTTTAATCCTGCAATACTAATGACTGTATTAGTAATAGGTGAGCGATTGCTAGTTTGAAGCCATCTAGTGATAGCTTCTTTTTCATAGGTGATACCGTCTTCGGCCATCACAGGTACGTCGTATAACTCGTGAGTTATAGGACAATATAGTTCTTTAGGATAATATGAATTCATCAATAATAGTATATTATATATATACTTATATAATTTCAATCTTTTTTGAAGAGATATCTACTATCATAGATGTATTTCTACCTACCAGTTTATAATTATCAGTAACTGGTTCCGAAGATATAATCAAAGATTGATAATCTATGTATAACGAAGGTGGTTCTTCATGATTATTAATAAATCTTGAAATTATTATTTTCCGGTTATCACAATAAACAAGATTTGCTGAAATAACTATATTATGATATTCGTAGAATTCATTTAATAATTCCAAGAACTTATTCCAGGATTCTATTAGGTCTTGGACTGAATCTAGTATTGATAAAAAAATATAAAGTAATAATTCGGAATCTGTATTTCCTTTAATATGTACTAAATATTTAGCATTAATATATGATTTAAAAAATATATAGTTTAAGGGGTGTGCACTACCATTGTGCATCCAAAAATGTTCTTTATACCAGAAAGGATGAGTATTATCATAACAAATATCGTCAATAAAATGATGTTTAGTGGCTCTTATGTGTCCTATTAAAATATCACTATCCATAATATTATTCTGAATAAATTTATTATTAATATCATCTTTATACATTAAAGATGATTTATAAAGTGACCATTCTTTATTCTTTAAAAATAAAAAACCATAACCATCTTTATGATAGTTAAAATCTCTGTCATTATTTATCCCAGGTGTATTTTTTTCTGTATAAGATTGTAATAAAAATTTATCAACATATGTTTTTCTATATTTAAGATTTTTTAAAAATATTGCAATTCGACACATGGTAAAGTTTCTTAATATAAATTATATTTAATATATATAAACTATTTTAAAAATGTTTATTTTTAAAATAATTTGCAAAATATTAGTTGAGACCCTAAAAATAAAGATCATTAATCTCAAACTTGTATTTATCTTGTAAAACTAGAATTGATTTCTTAAAAAGAGTTGACTCATTCTTATTTATAGAATTCTTTTTATCTAATTTAATTAATTCTTTAATCATATCATGATATAAAGGATACCATATTCCAATTTCATTAATATATTTTTCATATAGAGCTAATATTATTTTTTTAGCAATAAATTGATGATGTCTATCTAAAGTTGGTTTATTTGTTGTTCTATATTCAATTAGATATTTATCAATATTTTGGTAAGTTACTTTTGGGATATCTTTAATTCTATAAGATTTTATTCTTTTTCTTATATCGGATCCAGTTTTTGATATTAAAATTGGGATTGCATTTGTTTTTAGTGTAAAAATCGTATTTGAATCTTTAGCAAGGTTTGATATACATTGTTGAGTTATGTTAAGATGATAATCTGGTAAATATTTTCCCAAAATATTTTCAATTTGACTTTTTACAAAACAAGAATATTGATAATAAAAACCAGGGTTACCATTATACAATACAATGATATTGATATCAATAATACCATATTCAAAATTATTTTGAGCAATAGAACCATATAAGTAAGCACTATTAACATCTTTAACTGTATTTAAAAAATTTTTTATATCGAATATATAAGGAAATAAATTAAACTGAAATCTATTACTTAATTCAGAAGTTAGATTGTTCATAATATTATATATTATATTAGATATAAATTTTTGATTTGTCAAGTATTTTTATTTTTATTATTATAATAAAAGTACCAAAGAATATAATAATTGATAGATTTCTTAACAATATTATGTAAAGTGAAGAAACGCTATTAACAGTTAGATATAATGTTTAATTGAATAAATCAACAACATTATTCTCGATTTCTTCTTTAATAATCGCTTCTTCAATATGGGCAGGCGTAATCCCATCATCAAACTCTCCATATAATCCTTTTTTATCATCCAAGTCTGATTTCAATTCATCCTCAAATAATTTACAATATTCTTCAATATCAACTTTATATAGTGCAGCTACTTCTCCAAAAGTAATAGTTTCCCAATTAGAATTTATTTCTTTAAATTTTCTTAGCTCACTAAAAGTTCCTTTTATAACATTCATATTATTAAATTGAATAATTTTATTTGATTTAGGAAGATTCATTTCTTCTAGACTATGAGTACAAAAGTGGTCATTATTTATTAATTCAAAACTTTTTATATATAAAGCAGCTCCTACACTTCTTGTTAAAATATCTTCTTTTGTTTCATTTTTTTGGACACCTCCTACTAATTGTTTTAAATCTAAATATTTTTTTTTATATTTTAAATATTTAGAATAATAACTATTTTCATTATTAATCATATAATTGTTATAGAAAAATATTTTTTTTAAAAAATTATAATTACTTTATTAAATTAATATAATATTTAAACTAACTGCTAATTTTCTTAGTTCGGTATATTCATCTGATTCAACAGTAATAATATTCGCATTATCTCTAATATAAGATTCTTTATTTATATACTTGTCAATCGATTTGCTAATTTTAAACCAATTACCACCCTCCTTCTTTTTAATTATTGATTTAAGTTTAACTAATTGAGAAAACCCACTAATAGTAAAATTATCAACACCATTAGTTATTCTTAATGCAAATCCAGCACCACCTATCATATCCATCTTGTTTTTTAAAGATTCTTGCAAGTTAATATATTTATTTTTATATTTTAAATATTTTTTATAATAATTAGTAGACATATATATTAGAATAGATGTTATTTATTATAATTAGTAGACATATATTAGAATAGACGTTATTATAATGGATCTATTTGAAATACCATATTCATTAATGTCATTTTAAACCCTCTAACAAATAAATAACCAAAAGTTTTCTCTTCATATCTAATCCAAAAATTTGGATGCTCAATACCCTCGAATCCTTTTAAGGAACTCATTAATTTATCTTTTCTCTCTATTATAGTCATTTGCATGAATGTTTTTTTGACGATGACTGGAGTGTGGTCACTAAATACAGTTAAAAAATTTTCTGGATATGTTAAATCCTTATGATAATTGGTATTCAGTTTAATCCAAATTCTTAAAATAATATTATCATCTGGTTTATTAGTATAAGTAACAGTAAATACATACTTGTCTTTTATGTTTTGAATTTTATCAAATCTCATTGTACCGACAAAAGTATTTTCATTTTCTAAATAAATACTGTAGACATGTACTGGACTTGGAGAAGATATTGTCCATTTTAAATCTTTGTTAAATATTAATTTATTACCTACAGCTTTAACAGTAGCGGGTATTACCCTTATATTCTCTATCGGTGTTGGTACGACGGTGGGTGTTGAGGGTCCAACAACTGCTTTAGTAATAGCTTTAAATAAGCCACCTGATTGGTCAGATATTGTATCTTTTAAACACATAGTACCGTCAAATGATATATTTTTAGACGATTCCGATAAACACGGATCCTCTTCTATTGTAATTTTTTTTCCAATGTTAACATATAAGATTAATTCAGGATCATTTCCATTCATTAATGCAATGAATGACGCTCTGAAAAACTTTTCCTCAAAAGTCATTCTATAGGTATTATGTTGATCGCATAAAACACCTGATTGTATTTCCCTCATTAGTTTATTTTCATATTCACTATCAGTAATGTATAGTTTGTACTTGTCATTTTCCATTATTTCAGGATTTATTTCTTTTATCTTATTTGCAACTTTTGAAATAGAAAGTTGATCAAACACTTCCTCATAATCTGATATTCGCCACTCTTGACTACATATAGTATATTTAAATAATATATCAGAAGCAACTTTATAGAATATATCATCCTGTCCATAATAGTTATCTTCTCTTCTTAGAGGTTTAACATGTTCCAGCGGACCAGTATAAGGCATCATTTTTTGTATTCTTGGAGCTGGTTCTGCCAATGGTTTATTAACTAAATAATAGGTTGGTCCGGGTGCTGAAGTAATTGTAACATTAATTATAATTGACCCTTCTTTTATTTCAACGAGGATTCTACTTAAAGGTATATCTAATTGTTCTGCATAAAAAATTTGAATAGTTCTCTTGGTATCTTTAATTTCATCATCCTCAAACTCTTTCAATTGTTTACTAGTATCGACCCTATGTTCAATAATAGCATCTATGTCATCTTCCAAATCTTCTGATTGTATATTTGTATTTAAAGTACCATCTACAAATATATTAATTTTCTTTTTTAACTCAGGTAATTCGGAAACATTTTTAATAATTTCAATTGGAATAGGACCCATTTCTGGTAAACCAGCAGTTGGTGTTTTATCTTCAGGAATATCTATAGTAAAATAGTCCTTATCTAACTCTAATTTATCTGAAAAATAAGTTTTAATTGTGTCTATAAATTGATTTCTTTTAACTTTGTTCAATTTACTTAATCCAATCTTTGATGTTATTTTATAATTAACTTGTGCTAATACATTTGGTGTATCTTCAACTAATGTAGCTTTTGTTTCCTTGATAGATAATTCTACCATAGTATTTATTAATGCATCAAATTCATTAGCTTTAGATATAGATATTAGTTTTTCACCATCTACCTTTACTATAGGCGCAATATCTGATTTAGAATCAATGAGACCTAAATATAAATATAAATCTGTTTCAGTTAAAAAGTTACTTTTTACTGTAAAAATATCCAAGTTCTTCTTGTTATTATAATTACCTTGATTATATAAAATATTTTTAAAATCAGATTCAACTATTTTACCATCTATTATTTTACTTTTATTAGTTACATTAATATTTCTTAAAAACGCAAAAAATATATGAAGATATCTTGATTCTCCTGTTTTAAGTGTTTCTAAAAATGATAAAATACATGTTAAAAACATATATATATAACCAGTTAAATCAAACATAAAAATAGAGTTTTTCCATCCTCCTTTAAGTTCGAATTTTGGTGTAAAAGTATTATCACTAAGTTTACCAATAATTAATTTCATATAATTCTCTGCAATTGCTTTTTCAAAAAGTGGTTCTAATTTATCGGAATGCTTATATAACTTTTCTTTCTTTATAATTTCAATTCCTTTTTGGGTTTTAACATTAACTTCATAATAAATCTTTTTTGGTTCCAAGTCATTAATAAACTTTCTTATATTGCTTTCCACTTTATTATCAATCTTATCAACTAATATATCAATAAATTTACTTATATCTAATTTATATTCTTTAGTTCCGGATGGTCCTATTAAACCAATATACTTATCTGTATACCCGTAATCATTATTATGAAAACTGAACATACGATTTTTGTAAATCCAAGTCTCTTTTGTAAATAAATCATTTTTTAACGCAGTTACTGACTTGTTCTTAAGGTTCTCTACATCATATCCTACTGTATATACCATAGTTCTATGAAAATCTTCTAATAGTTTTATTTTCCAATCTGGGACTATATTCCTATCTAATTTTTTATAATATTCAAACGTATAAACTATCAAAGATGTAATCATTATTAAAGTTATACTTATTAATTTTCTAGCTTTAATAATATCTACTTCTGAGTCAATTCTTGATTTTAAATTTGATACAAATATGTCCGGATCAGTAACTGATGCCGCATTCCATACTTTTTGAATTCCTTCAATTCCATCTGTTTCATAACTAACTATAGTATCATAGAATTCTTTCACAATATCTTTTATTTTTTCTAAAGGACTTTTATCTTTCTCTAACTTGTCACTTGTATTAACAGGCTTTGATAAAACTGTTATTTTAATAAATTCATCAGAACATAATTTATCATCCTCTTTTGGTACAGATTTAATATTAATTGTCATTATTATAGATCCTATTGACGGTATATTACCACTGACATCATTACTACCACTACCGCCAGTCAGTTCAGTTGTAGCAAATATAACTTCTATAAGTTCTATCTTTTCCGTTAATCCTAATTCTTTTGCGTAATATTCTCGAATTTCTTTTTTTATCTTATCTTGATCTATTTTTGCCAGATCAACATTTTCAATTTTATTAATAATTTGTGAATTAATTCCTTCTGGTAATCCAGTTGTCTTGACATCTACTGAAAGTATACCAGAATCTTTAAATAAATCTTTGATTTTCTTTTTTGTACCGTCATTCGTAGCAATATTCTTAATATCCTCTTCTGACCTTTGTTCCTGGGGTTCATTATCATTATCAAAAGAAATAGAAAGTTTAATTATTATATTACCATCCTCTTCATTTATTGTAACAATAAATCTATCTTTTGGTCTATCTAATTTTCCAGAAAAAAATTCAATTAATTTTGTTTTTAATTCTTGGTAATTATCTTCTGTAGAGATGCCTCCCCCAGTTACATTTTTGACGGAGTCTTTCTTATTATCGGATGCTGGTGGTTTGACATCTACGGCTTTCTTATTTTTGGATGATGTTGGTGATTTACTATCTACGACTTTTTTATTCTCAGATGTTGATGCTTCACTATCTACGACTTTTTTATTCTCAGATGTTGATGATTTACTATCTACTACTTTTTTATTCTCAGATGTTGAAGAGGGTGATGATTCACTATCTACGACTTTTTTATTCTCAGATGTTGAAGAGGTTGATGATTCACTATCTACGACTTTTTTATTCTCAGATGTTGAAGAGGTTGATGATTCACTATCTACGACTTTTTTATTCTCAGATGTTGAAGAGGTTAATGATTCACTATCTACGACTTTTTTATTCTCAGATGTTGAAGAGGTTAATGATTCACTATCTACGACTTTTTTATTCTCAGATGTTGATGATTCACCATCTAGGACTTTCTTATTCTCAGAGGTTGATGGTTTAATTTTAAATAAAATATATGAATCTAACTTTTCTGGTAAATTATCTGTTTTAATTTCTATATTTAGAATTTCACCTGGTATTAAACTATTTAATAATGTTTTAACACCCTCAGATTTTGCAGTTGATTCTAATGTTGTTCTATCAATCGAAACTTTATTAATAGGTTTCTCTTGACGATCCATGTTTGATTCATTAGATGATTCATTAGATGATTCATTAGTTGGTTCTTTAGTTGGTTCTTTAGTTGGTTCTTTAGTTGGTTCTTTAGTTGGTTCTTTAGTTGGTTCTTTAGTTGGTTCTTTAGTTGGTTCTTTAGTCGAGTTAGTAGTTAATTCTTTAGTAGAGTTAGTAGTTGGTTCTTTAGTTGGTTTTTTAGTTGGTTTTTTAGTTGGTTTTTTAGTTGGTTCTTTAGTTGATTCTTTAGTTGATTCTTTAGTTGATTCTTTAGTTGATTCTTTAGTTGATTCTTTAGTTGATTCTTTAGTTGATTCTTTAGTTGATTCTTTAGTCGATTCTTTAGTTGGTTTTTTAGTTGGTTTTTTAGTCGATTCTTTAGTCGATTCTTTAGTAGAATCAATAGTTGGTTCTTTGGTTGATTTATTATTACCTCCAACTTGATTTAGATTTAATGAAATTATATTCCTAGTATTACTTTTAATATCTAATTTTATAATTTTCTTATCATGTAATTTATAATTTTTATTTTTTTTATCCATATAGTAAAAATAGAATTTAATTATTATTTTAAACAATTATTAAAATAATAATTAACATACTATTATTTTAATATTATTTGCCGTTCAGTTAAATATGAAATTATTTAGTTTTTAAGCTAATATATAGCTTAGAATTTTTAATTAATTTAGGAATATAAATACCAAGTATACACCCAATTATAATACCAATTACTTCAGCCCATAAAGCAGTATCTTGTACACCTGATATATTTTGAACAAACTTGCCAATAAATGTACCAACAAATGCTCCTAAAAAGTCACTAAAAGTATTCCCCCAACCAGCTGATTCTAAATTATCTAATTTTTTCGATCTGAATATAGGATCTAGAGAAGACATACCAAAGTATAGACCTCCATTATCAATCATACCAAAAATTGTACTAGATACTAAACCAACTAATATACCGCCAATAGTTGCACTTTTACCAGTAAATCCAAGGAAATCGTTTATTCCATCACCTTTTTCTTTTCTTGTGAAAAATGCAGCTACAAAAGATAATACGATTAAAATAACACAAACTAATACTAAATAACCAATTGATTTCCATTCCTTTGATGTTACTGGGTCTCCAGGTTGGGGCTCAGAAGTAGTACTGGGTGTCTCACTATCTGTCATATATTCTTTAAAAACTTTTTTACGATTATTTTTAACTTTCATTGTATATATAGGATTATAAAATTTTGAATTTATTTAAAATTTTTAAACAGTTTTTTAATAAATTTAGGTAAAATTAAACAAAATGTAATTTACAATATATACTATTATATATCACAAGTACTAATTTATAATATTAAATAAAATTTCAACTGCATTATAAGCAGCTCCTCTTAATAATTGGTCTCCTGAAATCCAAAAGTTCCATCCAATATTTTCTGGTAAAGAATAATCTGGTCTAATATGTCCAATATATACTTCATTTTTATTTGATGATATAATTGTATCAGGAAATATACAATTATTTTTATCATCTAATAAAACTATATTTTTATCATTTTGTAATAATCTAATAATTTCTTCATAAGTTATCGGTTTTTTAAATTCAATATTAACACTTTCACAATGACTTCTAACCGTTGGAACTCTAATACAAGTAGCTGTTAGCCTTAAATCATCAAGATTAAATATTTTTCTAGTTTCATTTATTAGCTTCATTTCTTCAGTATTGTAATGATTCTCGGTTAAAGGAGAATTATGAACAAAACAGTTACTTACATATTGTCTATTCCAAAAGGTGGTTGTTAAAGGTTCAATATTAGAATATTGTTTCATTTGTAATTCCAACTCTTGTAATCCCTCTTTTCCAGCACCAGATGCTGCTTGGTAAGTTGATACTACTAATCTATCAAACCCAAACTCTTTTAATGGTTCTAATAGACATGATAAGATAATAGTACTACAGTTTGGATTAGCAAAAATATAATTTTCTATTTTTGGAAAATTAACATGCGGTATAACCAAAGGTACTTCCGAGTGCAATCGTAATGCACTAGAATTATCAATTAATATAGATTTAGTACCTTTAATTTTTTGATAAATTTCTAAAGCTAGATCTGAACTTGAACAATTGATAAATACATTTATTTCATCAAAATTAATATCATCGCATGTTTTTATTATTAATTTATCATCCCTAAAAATAATTTCTTTACC